TAAAGAAGAGATAAAGAAAATTGTGGTGGACTACATAAACAAGAATGAATCGGCCAGCTATGCGGAACTGCAGTGGCTGTTTGAGGAGAAGGGCTATGACTACAAAGGTGAACTGCTGTCCTGTTCGGATGTCTGCAAGCATGTGGTATTCTGGAGCGGCTGGAATGCGGAAGCCTTTGACTTGATGACGGAGCTGCTGCATGAGGGAGTGGTCCACCGGGAGCCGGCACATCCCCTGCGGTATCTTCTGGATGGGGCCGCCCTTACCCTACCAAAGGTACGGCGCGCGGTGCAGTATAAGACGGACCATTGGGCGCCGGTGGTATTCGTGAAGGGACCGGATCCGGAACTTGTGACGTCACAAGTTAAGACGAAGGAGAGGATAACGGAATGAAATGTCATGGTTGCGGAACCGATATGAAGGCCATTACATACAATTCGGATGGATATAGTGAACGATTGGTTGTCCTGGATAATTTCAACCCCAATTCCGGAAGATATGAAATGGTTGGAAAGGTTATGTACTGCCCGGAATGCGGAAACCTGCAGGTGGATATAGGCAAAACGGAAAGAATGTAAAGTGGAACTATGTATTACATTGCAATGATGCAAAATTAATATTTTAGCGAGGAGTAGAAAATGTATCCAAAATGTAGTTACAGATATACAAGTCAAATAGGTTACACATTATGCGACTATGGGAATGACAATTTGGAAGCTCATAAGAAAAAAATACGTTCTTGCTGTGCTAATGCATGCCCTCTGGGTTTATATCCAGAAAGCGAGAAGATGAGCTTAAGAGAATTATATGAACGAGACATGAAAAAAATTAATATTTAGCGGAGGTAAGAGATGTTTTTCTTGGAGAGAAAAGAAAGCTATGCAATGCCAAATATTTTAGGAAATTGCTCACAACCGGTATATACATATCGCTGGAAAGCGATAGCGAAAAGTGAGACAGAGCGGCCACTATTAGATATGATTAAGGATATGGATGTTACAACGCACAGAATAGTATCTAATCAACCGAACTGACATTTGAAGAATATTTAAAAGCGGAAACCATTGTCTCACTAATTGTGAAACATCGCATGTGGATTCCGCCGGCAGGAATCCGTTCTCGACCACATACACCCTGAATGCGCATCTAAAGGGACAGGCGGTCATTCCTGCCCTTACATTATGGCAAGGGCATAAAAGAATGTCAATAAAAAGATGTAACGGCGCAAGCCTTTACATATAGCAACTGGTTAATTCGACCCGACACATGCTTATAATATGTCACGGTATGAATGCATGAGGTGTTGGACTCACAGGGCGGAGCTTTCTGACCATCCTCCGCCCGGGAAGGAGGCTTTAAGTGGAACATAAATTAGAAATGCTATTAAGATTTGAAAAGTATAGACAGTATTATCACATGTGCTCTTTGTGGGCATCTGTGTTTGAGGGCAGAAATATGGAATGGATATATTGTCCTGAAAGTGATAGAGGAAATGGGATATGGCAAGGTGCAGATTTCTATTTCCCAGAACAGGATACATATTTTGTGGTGGACCAAAGGCGTCCGGGAGGCGGGAAAGGGCGCATCGGATGCAGAAGCATGTCAAAGAAAACCGGGAAAATGATAGTCATGGGCGATAGCCAAGGTAAATTTAAGATATTTGAGGGTGGCTTTCTGTTCCAGGAGCATGAGGCCTGGCTGTGTCAATGTAAGACATGTGGGCAGTATTTCTTTACAAACATACAAGGTGACTATTCATGTAAAGTTTGTGGGAGACACGATGGAAAACACCATCTGAAAATTTGGAAATGACAGCTTGTTTTAATATATATGGCGAAAGGAGTGGGCATCGTGTTGATACAGGTCAAGATTGTGGGGAATGGAAACAGTCTCATATTTGACTGTGACCTTAATGACTATAGTCACCTCATATGGCTCCTGGAAATGGCCTGGGAAAGGGATTATGACATTTATATTCGGGAAGTCAGGCCGGGTGATTCGGATGAACAATGAAGATAAAAATTGGGTGAAGGTGAATAGGACAGTTCAAAGTCACTGGGTATGGATGGACAAGCCTTTTTCAAGAGGACAGGCCTGGATTGATTTAATACTGCTGGCGCAGCATCAGGATGGCACTTTTACAGACAGACGCGGAAATCTCATTGACGGAAAGCGCGGCTGTGTATACCGGAGTGAGCGTTTTTTGGCCGAAAGATGGGGATGGAGCCGGAAAAAGTTAGCTAACTATCTATTACGGTTAGAACAGGATAACATGATAGAAGTGGACAAAAAGAGAGCCAGTGAAAGAACCACCATTTTCATTGTAAATTATGAGACTTTCCAGGGCAAGGGAGCCAGTAAAGGAGCCAGTGGGGAACCAGTGGGGAACCAGTCGGGAGCCAGTGGGGAACCAGTGGGGAACATAAACAAGAATGTAAAGAAGGAAAAGAATGTAAAGAAGGAAAAAGAAAGTAATTATATCTGCCCGGAGCCAGGCAAGCCTGCTCCAGGCTGTAGCGATATTTTTCTCCCTCTTGTTGACAGTACTTTCTATAATGTGCCGTGGGATAGGATTGGCAACTGGTCAAAAGCATTCCCGGCAGTCGATGTGGAGCATGAGCTAAGGAAGATGTTAACCTGGTTGGACAGCAACCCCAAAAAGCAGAAAACTGCAAGGGGAATTAATCGGTTCATCAATGGATGGCTTTCCAGGACACAGGATAATGGCGGGTCCGGCCATTTAAGTGATGAAGACAGACCCATGACAAAAACGAAAGACGGGAGGATCCTGCAATGAAATTTGATGAGAATGAAATCCGGAAAGCCATTTCCATCATGAAACCAGAAAACAGCCTTTTTGAAATCCGGGTCATTGCTGCCGGGGGTGGAAACGCAAGTGGTTATTTCCGCGATGCAGATACCTGTATTAATGCAATGCGGGGAATTCGCATGGATGGAAACAGCAATGTGTATATTACACTGAACGGAATTAAGGACGAATGCCATTCCAGGCAGCAGAGGAATTGTTTTGTGCGCAATGCAAAACCCAATACATCTGATTCGGATATCTACTGCTATGACTGGCTGATGGTGGATATGGATCCGGTCCGCGCGGCCGGCACGTCATCCAGCGAGGAGCAGATTGGCTATGCGAAAGAAAAATGCAATGAGGTCTATGCCTTTATGAAACGTACGGGATTTGATGACCCGATTGTGGCCTTTAGTGGGAATGGGGCCCACCTCCTGTACAGCATTTGCCTTGCAATGAATGATGAGAACAAGCAGCTGGTAAAGGACTGCCTGGCGGTACTGTCCCTATTCTTTTCTGACGACAAGGTTGACATTGACACGGCCAACTTCAACCCTGCCAGGATATGCAAGCTGTATGGTACCTTGGCGCAGAAAGGGGCCAATACTCCGGAGCGCCCCCATCGCATGAGTTATATCGTCCAGGCGCGGGAGAATCCAAAACAGAATGATAAGGCCCTGCTACAGAAGCTGGCGGGATACCTTCCGGTCCCTGACAAGCCACAGGGGTACAACCGGTTTAATCCCAGGGAATTTGATTTAGACCGTTGGCTGGATGAGCATGGACTCCATTACACTAAGGCCAGCTATGGTAGCGGAACCAAATACATACTGGAGCATTGTCCCTTTGATAAGAACCACGCCGGGAAGGATGCCTGCATTTTCAGGATGCCCAATGGCGCTATTGGCTTCCACTGCTTCCACAATTCCTGTGCTGACAAGACCTGGCAGGACGTCCGCCGTTTGTTTGAGCCGGATGCCTATGACCGGCAGTATGTGAGGGAGGAAAGGCGCCCCAATTATCGGAACCCGGATTACACGGTCGAGAAAAAGACAGAAATTAAGATGGTGGATGGCCAGCCGGTATTCTTTACCACGGAACAGATCCGTCTTATGGAGGAACCGCCGGAAGAATTCATCAAGACTGGGGTCGATGTGATAGATCAGAAAATGCGTGGACTTAAGAAAGGGTTTGTCACCTGCCTGAGTGGACTGAGGGCGGCCGGGAAGTCCAGCATAATTTCACAGATAACGGTTGAGGCTTCCCAACAAGGTTATCGGACGGCATTGTTCAGCGGGGAGCTTAAGCCTAAGAACCTGCTGAAATGGCTCCTTCTACAGGCTGCCGGGAAGATGTATGTGAAAGAAACCCAGTATGATAACTATTACGTGGTACCGGAGCCTTATGACGAGGTTATATCCAAATGGCTGGATGAAAAAGTGTACGTCTATAACAACTATTACGGCAATGAGTTCAGTTCCATCATGGAGCAGATATGTAAGTGTGTTGTGGAGCATAAGGTTGACCTTATAATTCTGGATAACATGATGGCGCTGAATCTGATGGAGATGGGCACCGACAAGTACCAGCAGCAGAGCCACTTCGTGGAATGTCTGGAGAATTTCGCAAAGGCTGCGAATGTCCATATCCTGTTTGTGGCGCATCCCAGGAAGTCCGTGGGGTTCCTTCGCCTGGATGATGTATCCGGCAGCAATGACATCGTGAACCGTGTGGATAATGCCTTTATCCTGCACAGGGTAAACAATGATTTCAAGCGTCTGACAAAGGATATGTTCAAGTGGAAGGATGACAACCTTTTGTACCAGTCCACCAATGTAATTGAAATATGCAAGGACCGCGACGGCGGTGTACAGGATGAATTTATCCCGTTATTCTTTGAGGCTTGCACGAAGCGCCTCAGGAACAGCCCGGGGGAGAACAAGATATACCCATGGAAGGAAGAAATGGCGAAACTATTTGAAAATGATACCGGGAAGTTTGAGTCTATACCTTTAGGCGAGGAACTACCGTTTGATTAAGGAGGATGCATGGATAACGATAAGGTGAAGGGAATCTTCTGGAAGAGTTATAACTGGTTTTGGAATAAGTGGAAGGATGAGATATTGCCCAGGGAATCTGACAAATGGGATGCGGTGGTAAAGGATGCCAAAGAGATTATGTGTGAATATGACAGCAGGATGTGCAAGAAAGTTATTCTGGCCCTGCTGACGGAGCTTGAGGAGCGGAGTTGGGGAAATGGAGGGGATAACGTGAGGGCATATAAGGTATCAAAGGAATCAGAGCTGACCATGGAAGAAAAGCTTGAGGCGGTCATGGGCTATGGAGTGGCTGACCTGTTATATGTGATAAGGGAGTTTGAGGAAAATCCGGGTAAGTATGAGCCCGAAGTGATTAAACAGATTGGCCTGCAGCTGATGGATAAGGGCATCATGCTGATATATTGAGGAGGTGATACCGGTGGACAAGGAAATTTTGAGCCAATACATAGACGCCTGCGAGCTGATAAAGGAAACTGAGGAGGATATACGGAGGGTCAAGCGGCAGCGTAAGACTATTTTGCAGGACCGGGTGCACGGGTCTATGAAGGAGTTTCCTTATACGGCCCAGAGCTTTAAGATTCAGGGGATGGCCTATTCGGTTGTGAGCGAGCCAGGAGCGCTGGAGACCTATGAGCATCTGTTAGAGGAGCGAAAAGCGGATGCGGAAAGAATCAAGGTGCAGGTGGAGACTTGGATGAATGCAATACCTCAGAGGATGCAGCGTATTATTCGGTATGCAATATTTCAGAAATTTTCGTGGGGAGAAGTGGCGGCTAAATTAGGAAGAAACGCTACAGCGGACAGCGTGAGGAAGGAATTCGAGCGTTTCTTAGAAGAAAAATAAAGTTTGTCCGCTTTGTCCGCAATGTCCGTTTTTGATGTGTTATAGTGTAGACTGGAAGTGGTGTAAAGAACCATTTCCTCCTCCCACATTGATTGACGGCTGTCAGGTGTAACACCCTGGCAGCTGACTCGCTGGCATTGCGACTGCGGCACAAGGTACCGCTGAATATGTCAGCATGGCGTACTGGCGCATCGGGTATCCAGATGCTGGGTACTTAGATGCAGGTACGCATTGTTGCGAGGTAGAGCAGTCTGGCAGCTCGCCGGGCCCATAACCCGGAGGTCGCAGGTTCAAATCCTGCCCCCGCTATTCGGACAGATATTACAGAGCCTTGATTTTCTCCTTTGGATTAGTCCCTGCTGATATGGTGGGGGCTTTTCTTTTGTCAAATTTTGGTGTATACTGAATTTGATTATGGGGAGGAAAAGGATTATGCAATTAAAAGATTATGAATTCGGTTTTGCAGACGCAACCAAGGAATATGTGAGAAAACCAGAAATATTTAAAGATGCGTTTTGTGATACGAGAAATTTCGTCGAAAAGTTAATTAGCGGGTATGATTTTTTACTAATTGGTAGAAAAGGAGTTGGAAAGTCTGCATTTAGTGCTAAGATTCAGTCGTTATCATTAGAATCTAATAGTAAAATTGTAGCACAGGTATTGAATTTAAGTGATTTTGAATTCAGTACTTTTGCAAAAACAGGCATTGATAATAACGTTTCAGGAACACAAAAGTATAAAAGTTCTTGGGATTTTATCATGTTGTTAACAATTTATAAAATATTATTTAATAAGTTAGAAATGATTGAAAGTGATTCGGTCAATGATATTTTAGATTTGTTAGACAAGGCTGGTTTTTCTTTGGAAAATGAGTATAAGTCGGATATTGTAAGATTAACGAAGGTGAAGTTAGGTGCTGGTATAATGCACTTTGATGCAGAATTTGAAAAGAAATATAATACGGCACCAAGTAACTATCTTGAACGCGTATCTGTTATTACAGAAAAAATGATATTAGGATTAAAAGACACATATCTTAATGAGAGACAGGTAATAGTTATTATAGATGGTCTGGATGACATTTTAAGGTATAAAAAGAACAGGGCTGAGATAATTTCTAGTCTAATAAGAAGTGTAGACTATTTAAATGATAAAATTACACAATATAAAAAGAAGATAAAAATTGTGCTGCTTATCCGAGAAGATATTATAGCCATGCTAAATGACCCGGACCTAAATAAGATTATCCAAGATGGAGCACTTATTTTGAATTGGAATAATAGACTTGATGAGTTAAAAAAAATTGTAGAATTAAGATTTCAATTATCAGGTCTTACAGAGCAGGAGTCGATAAGATGTTGGGATAAGATTTTTCCTCCTAAAATTAGAGGAAAATCATCGTGGATGCATGTCATGGACCATACACTGTATAAACCAAGAGATATACTGCAGTTTTTGAAGTATTGTCAAATGGAATATCCGGATAAGGAAAAGTTAACATTATCAGAAACCCAGAGTGTATTAAAAGTGTATTCAAATAAATATTTTATTGAGGAAATGAAAAACGAATTGTCCGGTTTTATTGATGAAGAGCTTATATATATGATTCCTACAGTATTTAGGCGTTTAGGGGGACGTGCCTTTGATTTAAGGGAAATAATTAGATTATTTGATGAACAGTGTAGTAAATGTGTTTCAGAAGATTCCATAAAAACACTTCTTTTATATCTGTTTGATGCAGGATATATCGGACAGTTATTATCAAGTGCTAATAAAAATGGAATCAAAAGGTCTGTAATATTTAAATATCGTAATCCAACAGCGAGAATTGACTACTATCAAAAATTTATCACTCACCAAGGATTGCATAGCGGCTTAGGGGTAAGGCTATAAAATGGGATTCCCCGGACTCGCCGGACGGGAACCCCATTAAAAGAGTAGCTACTCGTTAATATTTATACTACAATGATAATCTATTTATACATAATTTACAAGGGATTTTCATAAAAATTTATTAGGACATCAATCAAATACAATATTGGTTGACCCTTCTTATTCTCAAAACAAACAAAGGAAAGGCCGCCTATTCGGCCGCCTCATCCCTACAGAGCTCATCCAGCGTGACGCCCAGAGCATCCGCCAGTTTGATTGCCGTTGATACCCTGCCGTCTCCCCGGGCCTCCAGGTCCTGGATGGTACGACGGGGAACGCCGGACAGTTCAACAAGTTTTGGGACAGATAACCCTTTTTCAGTTCGTATTTCCTTTAATCGCACCGTTTGTTCCTCCTGGAGCATATGACGTAGGTGATGGAGCAGAAAAGCCATGCAGCCCATTTAATCCAATCAAACAGGGTTGGTGCGGCAAATTCACCGTTGAACCCTTCATAGAGGAAAAGTACAGTGAGTACTATCAATATTGTACGGTAAAGTTTCATGTTTATTTCAGCAAATGAATGTGGTATACTATATGTGAAGAAGGAAGGGGCCGAAGCCCCAAACCTTACTTTCGCTTTTTCTTAGACCTTTTGGATTTACTATCTCGTTTCGTCTTAACTATCAGGCAGATGGCGGTGACGATTGCGAGTAGTGCTTCTGAGAGGTCTTTGATTATTTCACTGACTGATTCATTCATTTGCGTTCCTCCTTTCTTTTGATAATATAATTATAGCACGAATTTACGTGCTAGTCAAGCGGAATATAATGATTTTACAAAGTTTTGTATCTGTTATTCATATGCAGATGCTTTTTTATTACCCCAAATAAGGAGGTGAGCCCATGGCATTAACGCCAAAACAGAAGATATTTGCAGATGAATACCTGATTGACCTTAATGCCACCAGGGCTTACAAGGTTGCGTATCCGAGCTGCAAGAAGGATGAGGCCGCGGCGGTCAACGGTAGTAAGCTGCTAAGAAATACTAAGGTTGCGGAATATATCCAGGAGCGCATGAAGGACCGGGAAAGGCGTACTGAGATTACCCAAGATTGGGTGCTGGAGGAGCTGCGGAGGATTGCCAGTGCAAACGGCACCGATTTTGCACATGTTGTGCGGGAGCCGGTTATACGGAACAACTCTTACGTGGTGGATCCTGATACCGGTCAGATGCAGACAAGGGATGTGGTTCGAATAATCCCGACCGAAGAACTGCCAGAGGAGAAGCGGGCGGCTATCTCCGCAATCAAAGAAACTAAGTTTGGAATAAACGTGGAAACCTATGACAGGGTAAGAGCCCTGGAGCTCCTGGGGCGCCATCTAGGAATGTTCAAGGATAAGCTGGAGTTGTCCGGCGGCTTGGATACCGAAAAGACCAAGCTTGACGACCTGCTCCAGCAGATGCGTGGTGGTGGGTAATGAGCGCGGGTAGATTACTGCTGTCGGATAAGTACAAGGCGTTCCTGCGCTGTGATGCCCCGGTGGAGTTCCTGGAGGGTACCACGGCGGCCGGCAAGACCACGGTGGGGTTATTCAAATTCATGCTAAAGGTAGCGGAATCGCCCAAAAAGCTGCACATCCTGGCTGCGGATGACACCGGCGCCGCTGAAAAGAACATCATCCAGAAGGACCTGGGCATCCTGGATGACTTCGGCGTGCTGGTGGAGTACAAAGGCAACGGCGGCGGTGGATATAACATGCCTCACATCCTATTCCACACATCCGGCGGCGATAAGATAATCTTTGTTGTCGGCTACGGCAACAAGCGCAAGTGGAAGGATGCACTGGGCGGCCAGTACGGATGCTTGTACATTGATGAGATTAACACGGCAGACATTGAGTTTGTGCGTGAGGCCGCCATGAGAAGCGATTACCTGATGGCCACGCTCAACCCGGATGACCCGGGCCTGGATGTGTATAAGGAGTATATCAACTGTTCCAGGCCGATGCCGGAATGGGCGGATGAGACGCCAAAAGAGATAATGGACGAATTACAGGAGGAACCAAAACCCGGTTGGGTGCATTGGTTCTTTTCTTTTACCCACAACCTGGGACTGTCCGAGGAGAAGCTGGAACAGATAATGACCAATACCCCGAAGGGTACGAAAATCTGGAAGAATAAGATTCAGGGCCTGCGTGGTAAGGCAACCGGCCTTATTTTCTCCAACTTTGAGCGGTCTAAGCATGTCATCACAGTCCAGCAGGCCAAGACACTGAAATTTAAGAAGTTTACGGCGGCCCTGGACACATCCTACTCTTCCAAGTCTCCGGATACCATAGCCATGATATTCCAGGGAATCACGGAGGACAGGAAGCTTATCACCTTGGCTGAAAAAGTATATAACAATTCCAAGCTCGATATTCCTTTGGCTCCCAGTGACACAGCAGTCAAGTTTGTGGCATTCCTGGAGCAATGCCGCAAGGACTGGGGTTTTGCGAAAGATATATACATAGACAATGCGGACCAGGCGACCATCACGGAGCTACGCAAATACAAGCGGCTTAAGGGCTGTCTGTATAACTTCTGGGATGCGTACAAGCAGCTGGGAATCATCGACCGTATCAACCTGCAGCTGGGCTGGATACAGCAGGGGTGTTACCTGGTAGTGGATACCTGTGTGGAGCATCTTTCCGAGTTGGACCGGTACAGTTGGGACGATGAGAAAGACAAGCCCGAGGACCGGAATGACCATACCATTAATGCCAATCAGTATGCATGGATACCATACCGGAACCTGATTGGATTCGAGGAGGCTGAGAAGAAATGAGGTGGCTGAACAACATGAATGAGACAATCAAGAGGGGCATTCGTACCTGGCTGAACGTGGTGCCGGCCAGCGGGAACTGTATTCAGATTAACGAGGTCCTGGACTTCGAGACCAATGCCATTCGGAATCGCATCTGGTACCGTGGTGATGGTAACGAGCTGGAGCAGATGTACCAGCAGGCCCCGGAATATGCAGATAAATATAAGTTCTGGGCCAGCAGGTGTACACCGGGTATGGAGATGCGCAAGATACATACCGGCCTGCCCGGGCTGATTATCCGTATCCTGTCAGGCATTGTCCTGGATGACATGAATGATTTTGATTTTGCAGGTAACGACCAGCAGCGGCAGCTGTGGGAGGACATTGCAAAGGATAATAAGTTCACTCGTAAGCTGGAGAAGGCCTTGAAGGAGGTCCTGTACATCGGGGACGGCGCCTTCAAGGTCACGGTTGACACGACCGTCAGTGAGTATCCAATCCTGGAGTGGTATCCAGGGGAGCGGGTTGAGATTGTCCGGAACCGGGACCGTGTGAAGGAAGTTGTGTTCAAGACGCCATATAAGGCCGGGTATCAACAGTATGTCCTGTATGAGCATTATGGATACGGCTATATACGTAACGAGTTGTATAAGGGTGACACGCCGGTGCCCCTTAATGCCATCGATGCCACCAAGGGAATAAAAGATACGAAGTTTGATGATACAGTCATGCTGGCCGTACCCTTGCAGGTCTATGAATCCACCAAATACGAGGGACGCGGTGGCAGCATCTTTGATGGTAAGCTGGACAGCTTTGACGCCTTCGACGAAGCCTGGTCCCAGTGGATGGATGCCCTGAGGGCTGGAAGGGCCAGGACGTATATACCGGACTGTCTGGTGCCGCATGACCCGGAGACAGGGCAGGTCATCCGGCCCAATCCATTTGACAACCGGTACTTTGCGTCTGATAACGATATGTCCGAAAAGGCTGATAACAAGGTCAACACGGAACAGCCGGTCATCCCGCATGACAGCTACCTTGCATCCTACTGCACGGCCCTGGATTTATGCCTGCAGGGCGTCATCAGTCCGTCCACTTTGGGTATCGATGTCAAGAAGCTGGACAACGCCGAAGCGCAGCGCGAAAAGGAAAAAGCTACCCTGTACACCCGGAATGCTATTGTGGAGGCTCTGCAGGAGACACTGCCTGAGCTGGTCAGCGTAGCAATCAACGCCTACAATATTCTGAACGGCAAAGGGGTAGAGGAAGTCAAAGTAGACATCCCCTTTGGTGAGTATGCAAATCCGTCCTTTGAGAGCCAGGTGGAGACACTGGCCAAGGCCCGGCCTGGTGCCCCAATGATGAGCGTTGAGGCCCAGGTAGAGGAGTTGTATGGGGATACCAAGGACGAGAAGTGGAAGCAGGAGGAGACAGCACGGCTGAAAGAGGAGCAGGGGATTGCGAAAGTGGAAGAACCCGGGATTAGTACGTCTGCCGGCGGCTTCCAACTGAACACGAAGGGAGGAAAGCCAGGTGAAGGTCAAGGTAATGAACCGTCTGTACCAGATGAGCCAGAAGGAGTACCAGGGACTGCTGCAGGTGGCAAAGGAACAGGTACCACTGGGTATCTACGCAATTGAGAAGCAGGGGTACGCGGAACTGCGCTGTGATAAGTGCAGCAGCGTGACCCAGCTTAAGGACCTGACCAGACAGTTCAAGGCGCAGGGATTCAGGGTACATGCCAACAAAGGTGGCCAACTGATGGAGGGTGGAGCTGATGGAGCGGAAGGGGCGCTGATGAGTGCGACATAATGAGTATGATATAGGTGCTGCCTTCCAGGCCATAGAGGATGAGCTTATAAAGTCTATGATACGGAACATGGACCGCCATCGCGCCGAGGAGACTAAGGAGGGTATTGAGTGGTCCATGTGGCAAACGGAACAGTTGAAGGCCCTGGAGAAGTATAAGAAGGATAACCAAAAGCGATACCGAAAGCAATTCCAGGACCTTAACAAGGAAATGGGTGAGCTGATACGGATATCCAGGCAGCGCGGTAATATGCAGCAGGAAGTCAAGATACTCGATGCCATCCGGAAAGGTTTTTCTGCTAAGAAAATCAGCCAAGGCGTCACGGCAGAGTTTTTCCGGCTCAATGACCGAAAATTGGAGGCCTTGATTAAGGCAACCACCAATGATATGCAGCAGGCAGAAACAGCAGTTCTCAGGATGGCCAACGACCAATACCGAAAGGCTATCTTTAATGCTCAGGTGTATGCCAATTCCGGCGCTGGCACCTATGAAAAAGCCGTGGATATGGCCACCAGGGATATGCTCTCACGGGGCCTTAACTGTGTGGAGTATGCCAATGGTGCCCGCCATACCCTATCAGATTATGCCGACATGGCCATCCGGACGGCATCCAAGCGGGCGTATCTGCAAGGAGAAGGAGAGAAGCGTCAAGAATGGGGGATTACTACCGTGATTGTCAACAAGCGCGGGAACCCGTGTCCGAAGTGCCTGCCATTTGTTGGCAAGGTCCTGATTGATGATGTGTGGTCAGGTGGAAAGAAATCCGATGGGCTGTACCCGCTGATGAGCCAAGCTATAGCAGCCGGTCTATATCATCCACGTTGCAAGGACAGCCACACAACATACTTCCCTGGAATCTCCACTGCGGACGACACCTGGACCAAGGAGGAACTGGATGCCGTTGAACGGGCAAATCAGAAGGAGACAAAGCGGCAGTATGCAGAGCGTCAGGCTGAAAAGTTCAGGCGGCTGGTAGCTTATTCGCTGGACAAAGAAAATCAGGAACGGTATATGACAAAGAGAGAAGAATGGGGAGCTATTGCAAAAGATACAGAACCTGATATAATAAAGCCAATAGATACAGAAGAGGAAATACAGGTGCATCCAGTCGGAAAGATAGACAAAGAGATATATAAGTGTATTACGGAAGACATAGTCACAGACGAAGTTATTATAACAGATGAGCGTATCGGTCATATTAAAGAACGCCATCCCAATGATTACGAAAAATACTGTGAGTATTTGAAACTAATTGTGGAGGAACCGGACTATATTGTTGAAACAAAGAAACCCAACACAGCGTTAATCCTAAAAGAAATAAAGGAATCTAACGAACGGCAGTTTAAAACTGTGCTTAGATTGACAACATCAACGGATAATCCAGGATTTAAGAATTCCATCATAACATTTATGAAAATAGATGAAAAGGAATGGAATAGATTGCTTAGAAATAAGCTAATCCTTTACAAAAAGGAATAAAAATGATACAATGTGAGTAACATAAAAGAGAAGTTATCTGAGGTGGAAGATTTCGTACCCGTCCACACGCCGATGGTTTGACAGGGGAAACCCGAGAGATGCAGGAGCATGGTACGCCTGCCAGATAACTTCTTGATTATGTGAATTTATAGAATTTTAATACCACCAGTCAATAAGGCCGGTGGTATTTTATTTGTTGCGATATCGCAACGGAAAGAGAGGATTATATGATTATTACAGGAATGAAGCATTTTGAAAATGTATGCCAGAAGAAATTGGTTGAGTGGTATAGAGAAAATAGACCAGGAGTTGAAATTGACTTAGGCGATGTATTTATTGTTTGGTCATGCAAGACTTTACAGAATTACAAGTGTCTTGCATCTACAACAATAAGCGGAGATGGAATCTATGCTGAATATACGTTTAACGGCGATAAGCAAGAATTGTATGAAGATGTGTACAAGAAGCTGACAAATATTTGCCACAAAGAAGAATAAGCACGCAGGATTATCCTGGGTGCTATTTTTACGCCCAAACACGAGCATGGCTTAAAACTGCTGCGTGGCCAGTGACACTGATGACAATGGATGAAACGAAAATCACAGGGTGACACCCTTAAAATGGAGGTATTGACGATGAGAGACATGTTACCAATGAACTTACAGTTATTTGCAGAGCCCGCAGGCGGGGCAGGCGGCGAGGGAGGGGGAGGGGCACAGACCCAGCAGCAGGGAGCCCAGGCCAGCCAGCAGGCGGCATCCCCAATAATTGATTATGCCAAAATCCAGCAGATGCTGGAGGGAACCCTGGCAGCTAAGGAGGATACGGCCCTGAAAGCCTACTTCAAGCAGCAGGGACTCAGCCAGGAAGAAGTAGAGCAGGCGATTGCTGCATTCAAGCAGCAGAAGGCGGCATCACAACCAGATGTGGCTGCGTTACAGCAGCAGGCCACCCAAGCCCAGGCCCTCGCCCAACAGGCACAGATGCAGGCTGCGGCAACCATGGCAGCGGTATCCCTGGGAATTGACGCCAAGACAATCCCTTATGTCCTCAAGATGGCTGATTTAGGTCAGGTCATGGGACAGGATGGGAAAATCAATGATGAGGCACTTAAGGCAGCCCTGAACAAGGTGCTGGAGGACGTGCCGGCACTGAAACCCCAGGCACCAGGATCCACCGGATTTATCCAGGTGGGCGCAGCCAGCGGGCAGCAACAGACCCAGACAACAGATGACGCCCTTAAAAAGGCGTTCGGACTCTAAAGAAAGAGAGGATTAAGAAATGGCAGTATATGATTATGCAACAACCTTCACCCAGCTCCTACAGCAGAAATATGCAAAGGAGTTGTGCTCTGATGCACTGACACAGAGTAACCAGCAGGTGAAATTCATTAACGCCCAGACCATCAAGCTTCCGAGGATGGCAGTGACCGGATACAAAGACCATACCCGGACACCAGGCTTTAACTCAGGAACGCTCAGTAATGACTGGGAGGCAAAGAAACTGGAACACGACAGGGATGTTGAGTTCTGGATTGACCCCATGGACATTGACGAAACAAACCTGACCTTATCCGTAGCAAACATACAGAACACCTTTGAGACCGAACAGGCTATCCCGGAAAAAGATTCCTATCGTTATTCCAAACTTCATGCAGAACTGACCACTTATTCTGGCCGTATCAGTACTGATGTCATCACGGCAGCCAACTTCCTGGAAGCTTTTGATGAGGAGATGGCGAGAATGGATGAGGCTGGCGTCCCGGAAGAAGGGAGAATGCTGTATGTCACCCCAACCATGAATAAGATTGTGAAGGAGGCGGAAGGACTTCAGAGGGTCATGACCGTAACGTCCCCGTCCACAATCAATCGTAAGGTACATAGCCTGGATGATGTGACCATTAAGATGGTGCCTGCGGCCAGGATGAAGACTAAGTATGACTTCACTACAGGATGTGTGGCTGCTTCTGATGCGAAGCAGATTAACTGGATTCTGATTCATACCTCTTGCGTGGTATGCCGGGATAAATACAGCTATATCAAGCTGTTTACCCCAGGAACAGATTCAAGGACGGCAGATGGGTATTTGTATCAGAACCGTTGCTACGGAGACCTGTTCCTTCTTGAAAAGAAGGTTGATGGGTGTGCCATGAATGTGGAAGCGGCCGGAGCGTAAGGAGGTAGTATGAGAGCAGTTAAGGGAAATAAAGAGTACACCATTGATGAAAGCCAGCAGAAGTCCTATCAGGACGCTGGCTTTGATATTGTGGGCGATGATGGCCAGGTGACCGTATATGGACGCGGAAAGACAATACCTTATGATGAACACATGAAGGCAGTGAAAGAGATTGAGCGCCTTCAGGACCTAGCGGCTGAAAGGGATGCCGAAAATGTAGCGTTGAGGGAGGAACTTGCTTCACTCCGGGCCGCAAAGCAGGAACCGGCAAAGAAAGCGGAGAGTAAAAAGGCAGGTGAGTAATATGCCCTATGAACCCTATGTCACATATGAATATTACTGTGATGTATACAAGGGGACCGTAATCCCCATGGATGAGCTGGACAGGGCCCTTAAGCAGGCCAGCCGCCACGTTGATTCCCTGACCTACAACCGGATTGTAGGCCGGGGATTTTCTAATCTGACGGCCTTCCAGCAGGAAACCATACAGGAAGTGGTCTGCCAGCAGGCGGACTTTGAGTATGAGAACGCGGACGAGATTAATACCATCCTGCAGGGCTACAGCATCAACGGTGTATCCGCACAGTTCGGTAGCAGCTGGAACGTATTTACAGACAAGGGTGTAGCCATGAAGCGCGATGTGTACGCTCTGCTGTCCCAGACGGGTCTGTGCTGCCGGTTAGCGAGGTGAGGCTATGAAATACCCATGTTTAGTGCCAAAACGGCTATGCAGGACGGATATACACGTCCATCTGGAATCAGAGGATACAGACAACCGCGGCCATCCAGAGAAGGTAGTGGACTTGGACCTAAAATGTAACTTCCAGGACCGGGCCAAGACCATTCTGACCACAGAAAAGAAGCTGGTGCAGATAACCGGTACGGCCCTGTTCCCCGGGGACATTGCCCCAGACTTCCCAACCTTAAGCGGGGGTACCGTAACTGTATTTGGGGAAGAACGGAGGATTGAACAGGGGATGAAAGCCAGGAACCCGGATGGGACAGTGAACTATTGCCAGCTGGAGGTGGTCTGATGCAGGTAAAATCAACTGTGAAAATGAATTTCCCACGGATTAAGCAGCTGACACAGGCGGCGGTGACTGCCCTGGAGATGACAGCGGAGGCGTTGCATACAGAGGTTGTACAGGCCCAGGTGATGCCTTTTGAGACTGGCAATCTTCAAAATGAGAGTACATTTGTCGATTACAGTGAATCCAAGCAAGGCAAAGTAACGCTGGTGTCCAGCACACCTTATGCACGCCGTCTGTATTATCATCCGGAGTACAACTTCCAGACGGACGAGAACCCGTTTGCCGGCGGTGAATGGTACGAACCGTGGCTACCTGGTGGAGTAAGCCAGGATTTTGCCAGGAACGCATTTAAGCGGTTTTACAAGAAAGCAGGTGGTGTATGATGCTGAAACTGGACGATATCCGGGGATACATAGCCGGTCTGGCCATTGCTGAAGACAGGAATGTCTATATCGGGAAGCTGAACAATAAGAAGGACCATTCCATAGGCGTGTATCACCGGCAGGGCAGCGGCCCTCCCGTGATGGCGCTGGGTGGCCATGATTACAGCAGCTATGATGTCCGGCGTATATCACTGCTGGTCCATTGGGACAAGGATGTGCAGGCATCAGAGCGGGCTGCCTATGCACTATATGAGAAACTTAAAAACGTATCCAGCTTATCCATAGGGGATACACCCATTAATTGCATCATCCTCCAGGTCCCGGAACCGGTGGACGTGGGGACGGATGATAAGGGTGTCTACGAATATGTGATATGGCTGGATTTTGTATATCAGAGAAAGTGAGGTATAAGAGATGGCAGATGCAGCAAAGGGAAAAGTGTATCCCGTGCATAACAATGTGTTTAAGTTTGGCACTGCGGGCCTTGAGAGTACAGATGAACAGATGGTGATGCCAGCCGATCTGGAGAACTTTGCACCATCCATAGACGGTACCGTTGAGGAGTGGTATTCCATGGATGCTGCCGGATGGGCCAAGGCTGCCATGACCGGTAAGAAACTTGGGTTCAGCTTCAAGGGAAAACGGTCGGTTGGGGACCCGGGGAATGATTATATTGCCGGCCTGGCGTGGAAGTTTGGACAGGACGTGATGACCAAGTTTGAGTGGACCATGGTCAGCGGAGCAAAGCTGGCCTGTGACGTAGTCGTTAATGTGACGACGCCCGGAGGTGGTGACACGACAAATATTGACGGTCTGGAGTTTGAGGTGACGGGTTATGGTAAGCCAACTTTCACTCCAGCGCAATCGTTAACAGTATAAGGAGGGTTGGACAATGGCAAGAAAAGTAGATATCACGGATAAGCTGAGTTTTGAGGGAAACCCATCCCTTGTCATTAAGGGTGAGGTGCTGGAGGTCAATGCAGATGCCCCGACCATGCTTAAGGTCATGGGACTGATGTCGGCAGATGCCCCCGGAATGGATGAAGTTATGCAGGCCTACAACCTGATGTTCCCCGAAGAGTCCAAGAAGAAGATTGAAAAGCTGAAAATCGGATTTAAGGATTTGGTTACAGTCATTATGGAATCCATACAGCTGATTACCGATGAGGTAGACAGCCCGGGAGAGCAGTGACCCGTACTACGACATGTTCGAGGACTGGGACCTGATAGTTTCCAGCTTCCTGTCGCAGTACGGGTTGCGTATACGAACGAAGGAATTTGAGTCAGTCTCTTGGGACGAGTTCAAGGCGCTGATTGCCGGCCTGTCCCCGGAGACTGCCTTGGGACGGGTGGTGGCCATCCGGTCTGAAACGGATAAGGACATTATCAAGCATTATACAAAGGACCAGCGCCGGATATATGATGACTGGCGTAACCGGGAAATGAAAGAAATGGATGAGAAAACCTTCGAGAAGGAAATGGCCGGCCTGGAGAAGATGTTCGCAGCCATGTGTGGATAGGAGGTGGTACCGTGGCTGACAGCGTAGGCCAGATTGGCCTTGACCTTGTGGTCAACCAGAATCAATTTAAGCAGCAGATGGCGGGCATTCAGGGACTGGCTAAAAAGGCAGGTGCCGCCCTTGCGGCGGCTTTTGCAGTAAAAAAAATCATAGACTTCGGTGCACAATGTATTGAATTGGGTTCCGACCTGGCCGAGGTCCAGAACGTAGTGGACGTCACATTCCCACGGATGTCCAAACAGGTGGATGACTTTGCTAAGAACGCCATAACCTCCTTCGGCCTGTCCGAGACCATGGCTAAGAAGTTCACGGGTACCTTCGGTGCAATGGCCAAGGCATTCGGCTTTGGGGAGCAACAAGCTTATGAGATGGCCACGGCCCTGACTGGACTATCGGGTGATGTGGCATCCTTTTATAACATCAGCCAGGACGAAGCCTATACCAAGCTGAAATCAGTCTTTACTGGTGAGACGGAATCCCTGAAGGACTTGGGTATTGTTATGACCCAGAGTGCCCTGGACAGCTATGCTCTCGCCAATGGCTTTGGAAAAACCACGGCTAAAATGTCAGAGATGGAAAAGGTGGCCCTGCGGTACAAGTTTGTGCAGGACCAGCTGTCCCTTGCATCCGGGGACTTCATCCGGACGGCGGATGGCTGGGCAAACCAGGTGCGTGTCCTGAAGTTACAGTTTGACAGTCTTAAAGCCACAATCGGTCAGGGCCTTATAAATGTACTGACCCCGGTCATCCAGGTAATCAACCGTATCATCAGCAAGCTGATGAGCCTGGCCAATGCCTTTAAGGCTTTTACCGAAATGGTGACAGGCAAGAAGGGCTCGGGAGGAGCATCTGCCGCCGCCGCAGGAATGGAGGCAGTGGCCCAGTCTGCTGATAAAGCAGGGGCAGCCGCTGGAGGAGCAGGCGGCGCAGCCAAGAAGGCCGCCAAGGACATGAAAAGTGTCAGCACAGGCATTGATGAGCTCAATATCATCAACCCGGAGACAGATTCCGGTAGCGGTGGTTCCGGAGGCGGTGAGAATGGAGGGTACGCTGCGGATGAGTTCGACATGGGCGAACTTGATACATCGGCCATGGATGAGATGGACAGTAAATATGCCGGGCTGATTGAGAAGGCAAAGGAACTCAAAAACCTATTCATGGCAGGATTTAAGGTTGGATTTGGTGACACCAGCGTCCTGGACAGCATGAAAGAATCTATCCAAAGCATCAAGGATAGTCTGACGGAGATATTTACATCTCCAGAGGTGGAACAGGCTGCCAACCGGTTTGCCAATATCTTAGCTATTAACCTGGGTAAGATAGCCGGCTCTGCCGCCAGTATAGGAGCATCCATAGCAGATAACCTGCTGGGTGGAATTAGCCTGTTCCTGCAGCAGAATAGTGAACGGATTAGGGACTACATTGTGTCCATGCTCAATATCGGTTCTAGGATTGCTGAGATAAGCGGGAGTTTTTCCGAAGCGCTAGCAACGGTATTTTCATCTCTACGGAGTAACAGTGCAAAGCAGATTACAGCTGATATCATTGGTATATTCTTCGAAGCTTTCATGGGAGTGACGGAATATATAGGGACACTTGCTATTGATTTAATGGATGTTATCACGGCTCCCTTCATTGATAACGCTGACTATATTAAGACAACGCTGGAAGATACATTCAGCGCGGTTGAACCTGTTTTTTTGGCTACAAAAGATTTGATATGTGAATATTTTCAAAAGGTCAGAGTCTATTATGATGAGCATGTGGCGCCAATGCTGGCAACCTTCAAACAGGGGTTCACGGAAATCGGCACCCTGTTGCTTGATGTCTATAACACATATTTCCTTCCAGTATTGCAGAACCTATCCACACGATTTGTGGAATTCAAAGACCAGTACCTCAGTCCGTTAATTGATAAATTTATGGAATTTGGTGGAAAAGTGGCTGATGCGGTCACCAAATTGTGGACGGGGGCCATACAGCCATTCATCGAATGGTTTATTACAAATGTAGCGCCAGTTATAGCTTCATGTTTGCAGAGCGCCATTGACACATTCTTCGGATTCTGGGAATCCGTTTCCGGCATCATAGAGGGATTGCTCACGGCGCTAGGTGGTGTGATTGACTTCATTGTCGGCGTATTCACTGGTGACTGGAGTCTTGCTTGGGAAGGAATCAAGGAGATATTCTCCGGTATATGGGAGGCATTGAAGGAGCTTGTATCTGGTGCCGTAACATTTATCCAAAACGTTGTTAACATGGCTTGGACTGCCATATCTGGGGCTACCAGTACTATTTGGAACGGAATCAAGGCGCTCCTGAATACCATCTGGAACTGGCTTAAGTCTCTGGCCAGCAGCCTATTCGATGCAATAAAAACCACCATCAGCACGGCCTGGGAGAACGTTAAGACCAAGACATCCGAGATATGGGAAAGTATCAAGGAATTTGTTTCAGGCCTGTGGGATACAATCAAGACGGCAGTGGATGAGAAGTTCACGGCTATGAAAGACGCGATTACAGGCGTATGGGATACGGTGAGAACCAAGACAAAAGAAACCTGGGACGGTATCTGGGCAGATATAAAGGGCATTATCAACATGATTATTGATGGTGTGGAGAACATGGCCAACAGGGTTATTGATGCGATTAATGCCATGATAGACGCCGTAAATGAGGTGGCGGATAAGATACCGGGAATCGGCGCCGATTTTATCCCGAATATACCGAACATCCATCTTCCACGGTTGGCCCAAGGCGGTTTCGTCCGGGCCAACACCCCGCAGCTGGCCATGATTGGTGATAACCGGCACTATGGTGAGATTGTGGCGCCTGAAGATAAGATGCAGGAAATGGTGGACCGGGCGGTGGCTTTAGCGTCCCAAACAAGCAGTAATGGCATGAGTGAGCAGTATCTTTCCATCATGGCAAACCTGCTGCAGCGCATCATTGACCTGATAGAACAGATGGATTTAACGGTCAACATAGATATCCGGGAAATTAAAAAGAAACTTGTTGAACTGGATAAGCGTAACGGATACACGCTGCGCACAACGTAAGGAGGTGGCCGGAGTGCCTATTTATATTAATGGACATGAATATCCAAACTATGACCGGGGGCCTGGCTTAACCATTGCTACGAACGTGAACCAGGGCAAGAATGCCCTGGGGGAATTCGTAGGGCAGCGCGTGGGCCGTGACCAGGATAAGATTGACGGCCTGCAGTGGTCCTATCTGGATGCGGCGACCTGGAGCAGTATCCTTAAAGAGTTTGAGGAGTTTGTGGTGACGGTCAAGTTTCCGGACATGAAAAACAACTGCTGGAAGACGGAGCGGATGTATCCGGGGAACCGGACGGCCAAGATAGACGAGATAGGTCCGGATGGGCTGCCCACCATGTATAAAGACTGTAAGGTGAATCTGATAGACTGCGGGGTGATGGAGTAGTGCAGGCGGCAAGCAATGAATATAAGGACATGATGCGCAGGAAGTGGAGGAACCCACTGTCTCATCTGCGTGTCACCATCGGCCTGATTAACCAACAGGCCCAGGCATCCGCCTACATACCTGAGCCGGATATGTATACTTATTATTCCGACCTAGTGAAGCCCATGGATAACTACAAGGTACAGGAGCTGTATGCAACCTGTGACCAGGATTATACCACGGTGGATGGCAGTATGTACTTCCTTCCCAGGGATGCAGCAGACGTGGTGCTCAACCAGGGAATCGTGACGGATGGCCTTCAGGGGGCAATTGAAATCCAGTTTCCCGTTCAATACGACATTAAAGGGCTGACCGTGGAATTTGGCAAGGCATATCCCATAGAATTTACCATCATTTCAGACAACCGGACTATGGACGTGGCTGGAAATATGAGTGGCCATTATGTGACGGAGGAAATTTTTGAGGGAGCTACCTTCTTACGGTTTGTTCCGGTTGCCATGGTCAACGGACAAAGCCGGTTCCGCATCAATCAAATTACAATGGGTATTGGTATCTATTTTGACAGCAAAAAAATACTGTCTGCAACCAAAAAGGAACATATCAGTCCTATATCGGAGGAGTTGCCAACCATAGATTTTTCCGTAACGGTGGATAATAAGGACCGGGCCTATGATGTGGAGAATGAAGAAAGTACAGTGAACTTCTTGGAAATTGGTCAGAGTATCGAGGCGCTTTATGGCCAGGCCATGGATGATGGAACGATTGAGTGGATACCGGGAACGTCACTTGCACTGAAATCATGGTCAGCTGATGATACGGAGATGGACTTCCAGGCATCAGACTGTTTTGAGGGGATGGACGGCACATATTACCGTGGTCAGTATCATCCGGACGGTATGAGCCTGTATGACATGGCTGTGGATGTCCTTGCGGATGCCCAGGTGGATTACCGGGACTACTGGATAGATCCATATCTTAAGGACGTTCTGGTGGTTAATCCGATGCCGGTGGTAGCGCATAAGGAAGCCCTGCAGCTGATTGCTAATGCCGGCAGGTGTATCCTGTACCAGGACCGGACCGGCAGGATAATCCTTAAGTCCAGTTTTGTACCGGATATGGAGGCGGCGTCTGATAACGAGACATACTTTTCCCATGCGTCAGCCATACTTGACCACGCGGAAAAGGAAGCGTATGCCCTGCCTGGTCAGGATTACACAGGCACATCCGGCGCACAGTATTTCCTTCCCAGGCAGACGACCAATGGAGCCACATATCTCAATACGGGCTATGTGTCTGAGGCCGTCGCCGAGGAAGACGGGCTGTTTACGGACAATCCCACAGTGGAAATAACTACGGAGGCGGCATACAAGTGTTTTGGACTAACCCTGGAATTTGGTCGCAACTGGCCGGATACAGTTATCTTCCATGCCTACTACAATAACGCGGCTATGGAAGATTATACAGTCCCTGGATTGACACAGACTTACGTTGTCAGCCATGAGTTCCCAGAGTTTGACCGGTTGGTGCTGGAATTTTCCAAGGGATGTCCCAACAACCGTGTAGCGCTGGACAATATAATCTTCGGTGACAGCACTGATTATGTCCTGGAATATGGTGTGGAGCTGACCAAGACACCAAAGGGCACGCAGCTGGCCAAGGTTAGGGAACTGCAGGTCGTACGCACCATATACAATCTCAGTACAGAGGATGCAAAGGAGCTGGCGAGGGAGACCATAAGTGTAACCGCTTTAGACAACCGATATACGTTTTATTTTTCTAATCCATCCTATGATTTAAAGACATACGTCCCGGTTTATGTGGAGGCAACCAATATGGTTCAGAACGGGTCTTTTGATACCGGCGTGACCGGATGGCTCAACGCACAGTATGACGCAGCCAGAAAATGCACATACGTTGTCTCGGAAGATGGAAACGCAGTCCACATAGTACAAACTGTGCAGATGATATCCGGACATAAATATTACTTGCGGGGGAATTTCATGCGGGAGGAATCACCCGGTGAGTATTCGGGAAATGATGAATGCGATTTGGTCAGGGCGATTGCCAATAGAGAATCATTTAATATTAATCTACGTCCAGAGGCTATTGCACCAGATGGAGTGTGGCATACCAAATCAGCCATTGACACGGTTGAGACAACAGGAGAGTGGGAGCTAAGGATTTATACCTATGGAAACAAAAGGCTTTATACAGATTCACTTCTTTTGGTAGATTTGACAGCAGCTTGGGGAATCGGGAATGAACCGGATATAGAGTGGTGTGATAAGTTCATCGGCTATTTCACTGGTATTGCAAGTATCCCGAAATATGGGTGTGAGATTGTAGATAGTAGTGCCTATTACGCAACGGTGGAGCTTACAGGAATCACAGGGCCGACAGAGGTGGCCGTGATAGGCAGGGATTATGTTACTACCCAGTCCAAGGTAAGCAGACAGCTAAATCCTACCGGCAGCCTGGAGGCGTGGAATAATCCGCTTGTGTCCGACACGGTCCATGCCGCGAACCTGGCGGATTGGATTGGGGACTACATGAAATCAGACCGGGAATATGACCTGTCATACCGGGGAGAGCCACGGATTGATGCCAACGACATAGCATTCCTGGAAAATAAGTATGTGCCTGACCTGCTGATACGGGTAACGGACCATACCCTGAAATTTAATGGCGGGCTTAGCGGTACCATCAAGGCAAGGAGGGACATGAGTTATGTGGCAACAGCCAAAAACAGACTGGCAGGCCAGTGATTATTTTAATATTGGTGACTACAACCGCATCAAGGGCAACATCAATGAGATACGGACCCAGGCGCTTACTCTGTGGCCGGACTTTAAGTTTGAGGAGATGGGAGAGGATAAGACCTATCAGGATTATGGGTTTTATGCCGATGAAATTAACCGCTTTGAGGCCAATATAGACCATGTCTGCGTAGGGACATTCCCCTTCGATGTAGGAGAAAGGCAGTTTTATCATGACAACGGTCCATTCATCGACTGGCAAGAGCTGAACCGTATTGAATCCGCCTGCCTGAAGATATACAGGAACATATTAGGAAGGGCCGAAGGAATCAGACGCCTGGCTTTCACGCTTAATGGAGGTGCATTTGAATAATGAGTTTAAAAACAGATTATAGGGATGATATGTATGAGGGTTCCAGACGATGGAGGTTGACCCAGAACGAGGATGGCACCTATAACATATCAGATGTCACTGCCTATACACAAAAAGGCGACAGTTTTGGTCAGAATGACATTAACGCTACGAATAGGGCAGTGAATGCCCTGAGGAATGACAAACAAATTACCATCCCTGCATTCACGCAGTCCGCTGCGCCATACACAGCAGACATAAAAGTGCAACATCTTAAGACAACAGATGCGATTGAGCTGTATGCGGGACTGATAAAGAGCGACAGCCAACTCACGGTGGAGCAGAAGGCAGAAAAAATAAAAATGCGAAGAAAATACCTGAACATGATTGATGATGCAGAGTGTAATACAGATGGCATATTGACGGTAACCTCCTACAGCAAGAAACCGGCCTCGGATTTTGCTGTATGGTTAAGGGGCTGCTCAGCAGAGGAGGAATAGAGATTGAAAGCAATTATACACGGCAGTGGAGGAGCAGATACAGACGGTTTGACCGCTATTGCCGCTCACGTACTGAACGGAGAAACATTTTATGGAGCTAATAGCGACGAACCTCAGACCGGAACCATGACAGTAAATAGTATACTGTCTTTTAACGTAGCCGCATATAGTGGACGCCGAGTACTTTTGAAATGGCAGAATCCGTATGCGGCGCCTGGAAAACCTTATTGCGGAGTAATAATAAAAGCCAGTACGGGTGGATATCCAGCTTGGAATGCGTCTGCTTGGGATGCAATTTATGCAGGAGCAGGAGACAATGTTACTCCTGGAGGCTGGTCACAAGTATTTATGGATTTACCAGCATTAAATACCACTTATTATTTTACATGCTTTGGGTATGCCACAACAAGCTTTGGAGAGATATACAGTCCGGTATATGACCCATCGTCAGTTAAAAATGCTGTATATACGACCGTAGGACCTTCGTTGGTTACGATAGCCGGAACGCAGAATTACGTAATTCCAGATGGATTTACATCTGCGGATATATTTTGCGTAGGCGGCGGAGGCAGTGGTGGTAACGGATACCGATTTACAAAAGAAGCCTATCAACAAGGCGGCGGTGGAGGCGGCGGTGGATATACTGCTACTGTTTCTAATATTGGCGTGGCGGCCGGACAAGTATTAAATTGTGTAGTAGGTGCCGGAGGAGCACCCAATGGAGCGTTGTCTGGTGCAGGCGGTACAGGAGGCCCGACTTCGGTGTCAAGAAATGGAGTTGTTTTATGTACAGCCAATGGAGGATATGGAGGTTATAACGCTAATTCAGGAAGCGGTGCCTCAGGTGGTTCTACTGGTGGTTCAGGTGGATACAATGATTTAGATTCGCATCCAGTTATAAGAGCGGGTGAAAACGGATTTTCAGATGGTAACGGTTGGAGCAATCGTCCAGGACAAGGTAGAACTACCAGAGCTTTTGGTGAAACTGGTAATACTCTATACTCTGGCGGTGGTGGCGGTGGTGGAGTAACTCACGGCGGTCCCGGCGCTGGTGGTGCTGGCGGCGGCGGAGCAGGCAGTTATGATACAGGTAATCCCGGCATTGCTAACACTGGCGGAGGCGGCGGCGGAGGCGGCGGCGATCTTTACGGAACCGCCGAGTGGGGCGGTACTGGCGGCTCAGGAGTTATTTTAATCAGATTAAAATAGGAGGATTAATATGGCAGCACACGAAGTATTCGCAATGATATCTGGCGAAACGGTACAGAATGTGGTGGTAGGACAATATGAAGAAACCAACCGAGTAGCACGGTGCGTATATGGTGACGATGCCTTTGCGGTTGATTGCCTGCAATATCCCTGCGAGATAGGAGATAAGTACATAAACGGCGTATTTTACAAGGCCGATGGGATAACACCCATTGAATATATCCCTACCCAGGAGCAGCAGGTAGCTCAGCTCCGGCGAGAGAATGCGGAGCTTACACTTGCCCTGGCAGACATGATAGGAGGTGCAATGTAATGTTATCCAATATACAGCGCAACATCATTATCCGGGCCCTGCAGATTCGGAAAAATCAGGGAGAGGAACCGGCAGGCATCCTGGATGGTTACAAGAACCTGACAGATGAGGAAAAGGCAAAGCTGTTGGAAGCCTTAGAAGAATAGGAAAGGTGAGGTAAATGAAAGTGAGATTTTTAGACAAATGTAATGCCATTTACGGAGTAGCCGTAACAATCCTTGTAACTATCCTAGGACCGTATTGGTACATATTTGCAGGATACCTGCTTTGCAATGTTTTAGACTGGCTGACGGGCTGGTACAAGGCCAGAAAGCTGGGACGGGAATCAAGCAAGACAGGACTGAAAGGGATACTGAAAAAGCTAGGCTACTGGGTGATTATACTGGTAGCTTTTTTGATGCCGAAACTGTTCATCGGCCTTGGGCATGACCTCCTGGGGATTAACTTGGATTTCCTGCTGCTCCTGGGATGGTTTACATTGGCATGCCTGCTGGTAAACGAAATCCGCAGTATTCTGGAAAACCTGGTGGAATGCGGATACAATGTGCCGGCCTTTTTAATCAAGGGACTGGCAGTAACGGAGAAACTGATAAACGCAGAAACTGAAAACATGAATGGCGTAGGCGACGAAAAGGGGTAGCTGCGATATCGCAACGGCAGAAAGGATATGCTATGAGGACATTAAGATTTAAAGTATCCGGCCAGGAGCTTATAAGGGCTCCTGGCTGTAATTTCAGCAACATAATTGCAGGTACATCCGGGTACCTTCAGGCGGCATTTGAGTTTGGGCAGGACTGGGACGGGACGGTCCAGGTGGCGGCATTCTACCCTTACCTACAGTCCCAGGAGGTTGGCAGGCTGATTAAGGATGGCACCTGCATTGTGCCGGATGAAATCACGGTCTATGAAACTTTTAAAATCGGGGTGGTTGGCCAGCGTGAGAATGGACAGAGGATTACCACCAACCTGATAACCATTAAGCAGGAGAGGGGGAGCGGACAGACATGGCAACGGTAGATGAGATACTTACAAGACAGGCTTATGCAGACGGTGACGAAAGCTGGACCAAGGATGATAACTACCCATCTTATCATCTGTACGTGGAGCCGGGGTATGTCCCGGTCACCAACAAGCGCATTGCGGACTTTAATGACCAGATATCGGTCATGGGCGAACAGAATGCCCAGTTCGTGGGCTTCCAGCTGCCCAGGTACGATGACGGCCTGGACCTCACCGTCCAGCACCTGTACATCCACTACCAGACGGTCTATGGGGGTGGGGATGGCGTACCCTGCAACGTGTCCTGGTCGGACAATTACGTCAGGATGTGCTGGCAGGTACCGGCACAGGCCACACAGGAGCCAGGGACAATCCAGATGATGATATATGCGACCGGCACCAACAGCGCAGGGGAGCGCGTGACCTGGAAAACCCTCCCTGCATCCTATACCATCCATGACGGGCTGGAGATTGGCGGCGGAATCCCGGGGCCGGACACAAGCTGGTACGAACAGTTCGTGGCGCAGATGGAGGGCAAGGTAAGCACTGCCCAGGGATATGCCAATGACGCCCAGGCCAGTAAGACAGCCGCCGCCGGTTCTGCCACGGCGTCTGCTCAGTCCGCCACCGCTTCGGCACAGGCGTTGGCAGATAATAAGGCTTACGTGGAGTCCCAGAAGGCTGCTTTCGTAGGCTACAACAAGCGTGAGACCGACCTTAAATACGCCAATGCCCTTATCGGCTCGGCCACAGACACCATGCATGTCACGGTGGACGACGCATGGGAGGCGCCGATACCCGGCCTGGAGATAGCCGGTAAGAGTGAGCAGGGAGCAGACCCCAGCCCGGAATATCCACAGGAGATTGTGAGTACGGATGTCACGGCGGTGACGGTGACGGGAGCGCAGGTTATACCATATCCGTATCTTGATACTACAAAAACATCTAATGGAGTTACATTTACTGATATGGGTAATGGTGGAATTAAAATTACGGGAACCATTACAAACAAATATACGACTTTTACACTTAATAATAATTTGTTTTTACCACCTGGCATTTACACAAAGAATGTATTTGAAGAATTTGGATTAGCGTTTCTAATTAGCCGTTATATAAATAACAAATACGACACAATAGCTGTTCGTGCTAACGATAAGACTTTTGACACATCATCATGGGATTACAACAAATATGAATACCGCGTATTGATTCAAGTGACAGAACTTGAAACATTTAATACAATTTTTTATCCCATGATTAATCGAGGTGACACCGCCCTACCCTGGGAACCCTACCAGTCCAAGACCGCATCCATCACCCTCACGAAGCCGTTACGAGGTATCGGGGATTACAGGGACGAAATAACCATGACCAATCGGATTGACCGGTGTATGGAACTGACATTTGACGGAAGCGAGGATTGTTGGGGCGTCTACACTAGTGGTAGCCGCACAGGATTTTCGGCAATTAATGTCCTCCCGATATCAATGAATAATCGGAATGGAATATGTAATCAAGCACTAGTCGGAGGAAATGAAGAAGTTGAGCGGATTATTTTAGGGAGTAATAATCAAAATCTATATTATTTTTACTGTCCATTTTACGATGCTACAGTAGCCGACAAGGGCCTCTCTGCCTGGAAAGCCCACCTTGCTGCCCATCCACTTAAGGTAGTCACTTACCTGGATACCCCGGTAGAGACAGACTTGGGGGCAGACACCATAGCAGCACTTGCGGAGTTGACCACCTACAAAGGACGGACAACCACCACAGTGACTGCGGAGGGGCCGGAGCCGGACGTGACATTGGAGTATGTACAAGATACCAGGATGGTAATAGCAGATTTACAGGCACAGATTAATGAGATAAGAAATGGAGGTACGACATGAAATCAATAGAGAAGGTTTTATCCATTGCTCGCCAGGAGATTGGATACCTGGAAAAACGCAGTAACAGCCAGCTTGACAGCAAGACCGCCAATGCCGGTAGCAATAATT